CAGGACTTGTCTCCACTAAACAAACAACAATCTCAATAAATTAATGGAGAAATATAATGGCTTTTGAACCTACCGACTGGTCCATTGCTGCTAACGGTAACATCCGTTACATCGGTGATGATCACAATGGGGCGGCTCCGTCCTACGCTACTGTAATTGAATTCCACCGCGCTTTGCAAGACTTTGCTGATGACGCTGCTGCTGCTGGTGATGACTTGCTGGACATTTCCAGCCTAACCCCTTCCGACCGTTCGACAGACAACATTATTACGTTGCTCAACGGTAACAACATCGACGCCCTTTCTAGTGAGCACCTCTATGATGGTAGTATCATTCAGAACGCTGGTGCTGACGTGTTTGACGGTATCGTTAACTTCGGCAACCCTGAAGTAGAACTTGGTATTATCCAAAACGGTGTTGTTAAAGCTGATGACTGGTGGAACCAAGGCGGCTTCCATGGGTCTGCTACTGGCGGCTCTACCTCTACTCTTGTTGACACTGGCTCTGGCTGGACTGTTGACCAGTGGGTAGGATATGTCGTTCGCAACGTAACAACTGGCGCTCAAGGTCTCGTAACAGCTAACACTGCTGACACCCTAACAATCAGTGACTTGATGTATGGCTCTGCTACCGACAACGCTAACGGTGCTGCTGACGTTTACTACATCGCTAAAGGTCTCAATGCGGACGCTAACAACGGTATTTCTCACCGCTTCATGGTACCTGTTATTGTGGGTGGAACTCCTGTTGACACCCGTAAGATTGTTGGCTTCTGCCGGACCTTCCAAAAGACCTACTCTGAGTTTACTATTAACTCTACCAACAACGGTAACAACGTTCTTGCTGTTTCTGACAGTAATGACCTGAACAACGCCTCCCTACCTAACGCTGTTTACAACTCTGTTTCTTCTTTGTTCATTACCCCGTTCCTTAGCATTGCTAACATCACTGCAGGGTATATTGGACTAGACGTAAACAACGACACAGTAAACGAGTTCTTCTGGTCTCAGTGGGACCGTGGTACAGCTTCTATCAACCAGTTCTACGAGTACACTAAGTATATCACTCGCTACAAAGCTGAGACAGGAAATCTTTATGGTATTGCTGGCGACATCTTCCGTGGTGTTACCCATGAGCTTTCTATTAGTGCTGGTGCAGGTACTTGGGTACAACCTGAGTCTGTTTCTTGGACAAATGGTACTGGTCAGGTAATCGCTGTTGATAATACTTCTGGTGCTTCTACTACTAAGGTCTGGATTCAGGTCTTGACTGGTGCTGCTCCTACTTCTGGCACTATTACTGGTGCTGGTGGTGCTACAGGTACCGTTTCTGGTGCTACAGCCCGTGCTCTTAGCTTCCCCTTCTCTGGCCAGTCTACTGGTTCGGCTCTGATTGGTGGTTATGGTGTTGGTCTTGAGACCGCTGACCTTAGCGCGTCTGACTTGCTTCGTGGCCTCGATAACGTAACGTACCAGCCACCTAACAACGTTTCTTTCTCTGTTGGTGGTGTGGTTATTGGTGAAGACCGTGTCCTCGTTACTGCTGAGAGTGGTGGTACTATCAATAAGACACAGTTGTTGCTTAACACAACCTTGTCTGCTGCTGCTGAGTCTGTTGTAGTAACTACTACTGCAATCCCAACAGATACTCCTGCTTCGGGTACCTTCCGTGTTGTTAACGATAGCGGCTTCGACCGTTTGCTTAACTACACAAGCTTCTCCGGTAGCACGTTCACTCTGGACACCACCTACGCCTTTAACGGTGCTGATGAGCTAGACTCTGCCACAGCAGGTAACGGTGTTTACATTACCTATATCGATAAGTTGGCAACAGCTACTACAGAGAGCTTCACCGTGGTTTACCTCGCTGACCGTCCTCTGTTCATCCGTGTTCGTGATGGTGCTGGTACTCCAATTAAGACTTTTGAAACTACAGGTTCTATCGGCTCTGCTGGTGGTTCGACCACAGCGATCCGTACTTCGGACGTGTAATGAAAGGATAAACTATGGCCGCTCCCATTTATACAACAGACCTAGTGGATATCACTACTTCAGAGACTATCACAGGCTGGTCTGCCCTTGGGGGCGGTCAGTCTGGTCTCTCTGATGAAACAGACTACTTCATTCAAGGTAACCAGTGTGTTTCTAAATCTGGCTTTACTAGTAGTACTAAGGGTCAAATCTTTAGTGCGGGTGCCACTACGATTGCAGCAGGAAAAGCTGTTTTCATGTGGGCTAAACAAAACAACCGTAACCTTATGGATACTGTGGCTAACGGTGGTGCTCAACTCTTAGTTGGGAGTGACCCCTCCGCCTTCAAACAGTACTTCGTTGATGGGGCTAACAGCGAAGGTTCTGCCCTAGCGGGTTGGAGAACTTACGCCGTTGACCCCACTATTACCCCCTCTGCTACAACAGGTTCTCCTACCGCTACAACCTCGGCATTTGGTATGCAGTGGGCAATCCTTGGTTCTGGTTCTCTTAAAGGTTCTCCTAACGGCATTGACGTTATTCGTCATGGTCGTGAACTGAGAATGACAAACGGAGACTTGGCTAACGGCTATGCAACCTTTGCTGGCGCTGCTTCTTTTGACTCTGCTACAGTCCGTTCTTGGGGACTCTTGACACCTATTCAGGGTGGTAACCTTTTCCACGGCCATTTGGTCTTAGGACAGGTAGGAACCGCTGTTGACTTCCGAGATAGTAACCGTTCTATCATTGTTCTTGATGACACCTTCCTTCCTTCTACCTTTAACGAGATTTCTATTGTAAACGCAGCTTCTAACGTCGAGTGGACGGGTATCACCCTTTCTCACCTTGGAACTACTTCCCCTACTGTTATTAACTTGAACGTAGGAACCTTTGTTGGTAGAAACTGTCGCTTCTCCGGAGCAGGTATCACAACCTTTAGCTCAGGACAAAGTTGTACAAGCTCTGCTTGGGAAAACTGTGGTCAGGTGGTTGCTGGTGGTGCCACCCTAACTAACAGCAATATCTCTGGCTATGAGGGGACTGCTAATACCTCAGCTATGCTTTACAACGTTGCTGCCGACCCTGATGGTGAGCTTAATGGTATGGGCTTTGAGAAGGGAACTGCTGCTACTCATGCTATTGAGTTCGGCACAACAAGCCCTCTCACAATGACCCTACGTAACTGTGACTTCACGGGTTACAATGCTGCTAACAACGTTAACGACAGCCTGTTCCACATTAAGCGCACAACTGGTACAGTTACGATCAACCTCGTTGGTTGTTCCACGGATAGTTCCTTTTCTTACCGTACAGACGGTGCCACAGTAGTCTTCGTTATTGACCCTGTAACTACTTCCATTAAGGTAGTGGATGCCACAACTAAGGCTAACCTTGCTGGTGCGCGTGTTCTTATCACGGCTGCTGCAGGAGGTCCTTTGACAGTAGGGACTGTTATCATTTCAGGAAATACAGATGTCAACGGTGAAATCAGTGACTCAAGAACCTTAGCCGCTAACCAGCCTATCACAGGTCGTGTTCGCCTTTCAACAACTCCCGGTAGTCTTTATAAGACAGGGGACGTAGTTGGTACCATTAACTCGCTGTCCGGTTTCAGTACAACTGTTCAGCTTATCCCAGATGAGTAAACTTACATGACATCAGAATTACAAAGAGAAATCACAGCCCAAAATGTTGATAAGCTTGTTGCTACTATTCGTAGTGAGCGGGAAGCAAGAGAGGCGCTGTATAAAAAGATCGTAGCTATGGAACAACACGTTCAAATGCTAACGGGGCGGATACAAGCTGCTGAGTCTAATGCTAATGCCGCCCTAGCGATTGTAAGAAATATGAACGGAAGTTCAACAACTTAAGGAGGCTTGCTTATGGCTATTTCTATTGATTGGGGTACAAGAGTGATCTTTATCCCACGGGCAGACATGACTCTATCACAAACAGTACCCACTGAAATCAGAGATTTGGACCTTAACGCCTTTCGTCTTGAACTCAAAGATATTGAAGATAGTGCTCTTGGCATGACCCAACCCACAACCCACAACCACGTTGCCCCTATTGGGGTTGGTGGTGTTACCCTTGCTAGGGTTGTAGAACTAATTAACGACTACACTGTAACCTTTGAAGACGGGTCTTACGCTGTGAACCTGCAAGGCGCTAACTCTAACATTGGTGACAAGGTTAACGTTAACACGGTTTCTGTGCGCTCTGCTAACTCAGCAGGTCTTGTGCAGACTTCGGAGATTGAGTACTCCTCTTTCCAAAATGCGGTGACTATCGATGTTGTTAATGGCAAGGCTGGGCAAGCTTACCCCTTAGGCACTGCCCAGTTCCCTGTAAACAACCTTACAGACGCTAAGTTTATTGCTCAACTCCGAGGCTTTGATGTAATCAAGATCAAGGGAAACTTTGTCTTTGGAACCTCGGATGTTATTAGTAACTTCGAGTTTATAGGTCAGTCTTTGACTAAGACACGAATTACCCTTACAAACGAGGCAGTAATCACTAACTGCATCTTCAGAAACGCTACAATAAGTGGTTTCCTAGATGGGGATAGTAACCTCATCGACTGTCGCCTTGAAGGTATCAACTACGTGGACGGTAACGTTACAGGGTGTGAGATCGGTGTAGGTGACATTGTTTTGAACGGTGCGCTAGCGATCTTTGTTAACTGCTACTCTGGTGTTCCGGGTGGAGACCCAAACCAGACTGCTACTATTGACCTTGGTGTTGGGGGGACAGACCTTATTGTCCGCAACTACACAGGGGGCCTGACTCTCAAGAACCACTCCATCGGTGACGATAACGTTTCCATTGACATTCTCTCTGGTCAGGTTGTTTTCGACAGCACCATTACTTCTGGAACCTATGTAGTCCGAGGTGTTGGTAAAGTGGTAGATAACTCGTCAGGTTCCGCGATTGTTAAAATTGAGGTGCTTGATAGCCAGAACATTAATAGGACAACCTTTACAGACGGGGGTGTTTACCTCACACAAGGTGCGGCTGACAGCACAGATACCTACCCTAATGGAACTCCATCCCGCCCTGTAAATAACTTAAATACAGCGATTGGTATTGCTCGACGTGAAGGTCTTTCTAAGATTTTCTTGTCCGGCTTCTTCTCAGCCCTAGCAACAGACGACCTTTCTGGTATTACAGTAATTGGTGGTTCCGGTTCTGGAAACGTTCTCTTGCTTCAGGAAGGAGTGGCTACCGTTTCTTCGGGCTTTGAGAAGCTTATTGTTGCTGGACAACTTGGGGGTCTCTCACGGATTGTTAACTGTATCCTTGGGGCAAATGGCCTCGGTGCCTTTACTGAGTGTGAAGGTCGTGTTGTAGACTGTATTATCAATACCACTGCTGGTGTGGCCCAGAAGACAACAGGGGCAGGAACCTTGTTTGACAACTGTAGTTTTATTACACCAAATGACTTACAGGTGAACTTGGATGCTAACGGTAAGGCTTTCTCTCTGAGGAAGTGTACTGGTCACATCCTTATTTCTAATGGTACTTCTACAGAAGCTCAAGAGATAAACCTTCAGGGTGGTCGCCTTGAGATTGCTCCTAGTTGCACGGCAGGGTCTTTTTACCTTTCCGGTGACGCAACTCTTACCGATAACTCAAACGGAACAACAGTTACAAACGATCTTACTACTGGCAAACTAAACGTAGTAAACACAGGGGTACAGAAGGCTTCCCTTCTCATTCCTCATACCGAAAACCTTTAGTCTCCATCTGAGGATCGAGAAAGGAAAACATAATGCCAAGAATTACTAATGAAGTTACAAGTCAGCCTATGGGGCGGTCGCGTATTACGTCACCCTCCAAAGACTCCGTTACCGATAATGGTACAGCCTTAGTCTCAATAGTGGATGGAGAGCAAATTCAAATTACTATCACCCTAAACTGGATGACAAGTCTCGTTGGCGCAACAGTCTTTGCCAAAGTGGTAGAAGGAAACAATGACGGTAATGGTACTGTCCCTGTGATAGCTCAAGCGGCAGGTGTTGTTACAACCCTCCCTATCATTGACTCTAACACAGCAGACAACACCTTCGTAATTGTTATCCCAGAAACCCTTATTGATGGTTGGGCAGTTCAGCCCACTGCAGATTCTCCGGTCTATGGTTTCATTGGCCTAGAGGTTGATGATGGTGGTGTTGGTGATGCTCGTCAGGTTTGGAAACCTATGCGAGGACTAGTAGAGGTTCTTTACAGCCCTTCTGAGGCGGTATAACAAATGAGCACCTACGGCCTTACAGTTGAAAACAAAACATATAACCTAACGCTTTCCCCAACTGAGTTGACCGTAAACGTACTAAAGCCTAACGACTATGTTGTAAACATTGATAACCCAAACTTCCTAACAAGCATTGATACAGTAGACTACAGTCTCTCTCTGTCAAGAACAGGAAGTCAGGGTTCTAAAGGTGATGCTGGGGACACTATCACTAACGCCGAAATTGTGGACAGAGAACTCCTAATCACTATCACAGACGCCCAAGGGGTTACAACAGTTATCAACGCTGGTGTTGTTAGTGGTGGAGCGGGTGGAGGGGCAACTTCCTTAAACGGGCTTACTGACGTACTTGTCACAACACCCCAAGAAGGCGATGCCCTACTTTTTGACAGCCTCTCTGGAGACTTCCAGAACTATCAACTTACAACTTCTCGAATGGTGGATGTAGACAACACAAACAGAGCAGACGGTTCTGTCCTTGTTTATAACGGTACTACAACTAAGTACGTCGCAACCAACTCTCTTGACAACTCAAACCTAACAGTAATCGGAGGTAGCTTCTAATGGCAACCAAAATCATTATTAAAAAGAATAGCACTTCTGGTGCAGTTCCCCTCTCCGGTGATCTGGATCAGGGTGAAGTAGCGGTTAACCTCGCTGACCGTAAAATTTATACAAAAGACAACTCCAACGCTATCGTCACCCTTGGCGGAGCTTATGTTGACACAGTGGCCCCAGCTACACCTGCTGAAGGTGATCTCTGGTATGACACAGCAGGTAACGTCCTAAACACTTACAATGGCTCTGCTTGGGTCTCAGCTGGTGGTAGTACTATTGCTTCCCTCACTGATGTAACTGTCACAGCCGTTGCCTCCGGTGAAGTTCTTAAATGGAACGGCTCTGCTTGGATTAACAACACGCTTGTTGAAGCCGGAATTGCTTCTATTGCTTCTGTACCCACGAACACTAACGAGCTTACTAACGGCGCTGGTTTCATTACAGACATCACAGGTGGAAGCCTTTCAGACCTTAACAACGTAAACATTACCACAATTGCCTCTGGTGAACTTATAAAGTGGACTGGTACTGAGTGGGTCAACAACACCTTGGTAGAGGCCGGAATTGCTTCTATTGCTTCGGTGCCAACAAACAACAACCAACTTACCAACGGTGCAGGCTATATCACAACTTATGTAGTCACGCAAGGCGACGTAACAGCACACCAAGCGGCTCTTTCTATCACAGAGTCCCAGATCAGTAACCTTCAGGCTTACCTGACTGCTGAAGCGGATACACTGGCCACTGTTATGTCTCGTGGTGCAACAACCGCAACCGCTATGACTATCACCAACGCAACGGCCTCCACAACTACTGGAACGGGTGCGCTTAAGGTGACAGGTGGTGTCGGTGTCGGTGGTAATCTAAACGTCGGTGGTAACACAATTATCGCTGGTAACCTGACAGTCAACGGTACAACCACTTCAGTGAACTCTAACACAGTTAACATTGGTGACTCTATTATCACTCTGAACTCTGATGAGGCGGGTACTCCTTCCCAGAACGCTGGCTTTGAAGTCGAGCGTGGTACGTCAGCTAACGTCTCCTTTATCTGGAACGAAGCTAACGATGCGTGGGATATGGGCAACTATAACCTTCAGAACGTGGTCATTGATGGTGGCACCTACTAACACTCTAGCCCTTACTCTATAGTAAAAGGATATGCCCTATGGCAACTAAGATTATTCCAAAGAAAAGTACGGTAGCAGCAAAGGTTCCCTTGGTCGCAGATCTTGATCAAGGTGAGCTTGCTATCAACCTTACAGA